CAACGCAATCTCCAAATACGGCAAAGAATTTTGCATCTGGGCCGCGCAAGAAAATAAAGACGGCAATGGCGCAAACACAATTTCATGGGGCTTTTCCAATCCCGCCTTGAGGGGCAAAACCAGATGCGCTGATGCAGCAATTAACGCAGGCCGAGAAATCCTGCAGAGCATCTAACAACCCCAAGGCGCAGGTTCGATCCCTGCGCCATCAAACAGAAAACCAAGCATGAAACTCAACTTCTCCGATCTCCTAGAACTGCGACTCGCAGTTATCCACCGCGTGTGCATGACATGGAAGCTACGCAATGTCGGCCCGCATCACCGCGAATCTTGCCGCGAGGCCGTCGCCCTTCTTCGCAAACTTCGCACCATGACACGGGAGTGCTACCTATGAGCCCCATTGAATTTCTCATCACCTACTCAGTCGCTGGCGTCGTAATGTTCGCCGCTGGCTACATCATCGGCACACACAAGGCCGAGAGCAAAGCGGACGCAATCCGCCGTTGGTGGTTCAATCGGGAGCGCCGAAATGACGCCCGCTGAAAAGCTCGAACTCGACTATCTGCGGCGAGTCATGATCGGCATTCTCATGGTTACGATCGAAGACTTGACGGACGAGCGCAAACTGCAAACCGTTTCAAACCAGAACGAGCAGGCGCTAAACAAAGCCGAGGCGTTGACATTCATTCGCTCTAGCGCATTCGATGTTGTCTGCGATATCGTTGGTGCGCCTGCCTGCCGCATCCGAACCAAGTGCTTAAAATGAACCCACCCACTAGAATCGAATGGCTAGTGATGGCCGTTATAGCATTTGCCGTATCTTGGGCCGTGTTCCTTCTTTATCTGAGAGCGCCGAAGATTGAGCCTGATTTTAACCAATGCCCACTCTGCGGCCCGTCATATGAATAGCAATCAAAAAGGCAAACGCGGCGAGCGCGAAGCCGCCGCATTCCTCACAGGCGAAGGATTCCCTGCCCGCCGTGGGCAGCAATTCGCTGGCGGCACGGATTCGCCGGATGTGCTGTGCGAGAGTTTGAGTGGGCTGCATTTTGAAGTAAAGCGCACCGAGCGCGGGAACCCTTATGACTGGGTTAGCCAGGCGCAACGAGACTGCGGTGAGAAGCTGCCGGTGGTATTACATCGGCGCAACGATCACGAATGGCTGGCGGTGTTGCCTGCCAAGGATTTTTTCCGCATTGTGCGGGAGAGTAGCCTTGCCGATACGCCGTTGGCATTGCCGAATAAATAAGGCGAACACAGAAAGAAAAAAAAGAAATGAAAATAACAAAAGGCAAACAAACCCGCGCCCAGCGCGTTGTTATCTACGGCGTCGAGAGTGTTGGCAAATCCACCTTCGCCGCGCAATTCCCAAAACCCTTATTCTTGGATGTCGAGGGCGGCACGGCTCATCTCGATACGGATCGCGTGGAGATCGCAACCCTAGCAGAACTTGAATCCGCCATTCGCGAATGCCAGTCAACAGATTACCAGTCGGTGATCATCGACTCGGCAGACTGGGCCGAACGCTTGGTGCTGGAAGGCATGTTGGCGCAGGACAAGAAAAAGAGCGTCGAAGACTACGGCTACGGAAAGGGCTTCGTTATGCTGGCCGAGAAGTTTGCCCGACTGCTTACTATCGCTGATCAGATCGTGGCCAGCGGTAAGAATGTCGTATTCATCGCTCACTCGAAAGTGCAGCGCGTCGAGCCGCCAGATATGCTTTCAGCTTATGATCGCTATGAATTAAAGCTAACCAAGCAGAGCGCACCGTTGCTCAAAGAATGGGCCGATGAGTTGTGGTTCTTCAAGTTCAAGACGAAGACAGTTGAGAGCGAATCAGGCCGCAGCAAAGGCGTTGGCGGCAAGGAACGCATTATCTTAACAACCCACTCGGCGGCTTACGATGCCAAGACTCGCTCGGGGCTGGCGGAAGAGTTGCCGATGGCTTGGGATAGTGTGGCGCATTTGTTTGCGAAGCCGGTAGCAAAGGTGGCAGAACCTGCCGTCAAGATAATCGGCAAGGAGACAACTGAACTTCGCGCACAACTTGAGCATCACGAAGACATGGTGAATGCGTTCCTTATTGCTAAATCCCAGATCAAGGAAGGCCAGAGTTGGCACGATGTGAGCGAAAAGGCAATGGGCCGCATCGCATCCGATGTTAATGCATTCTTGGCGACTGTCGCTAGCTGGAAGGCAGGAAAATGAAAGAAATCTCACCATCAATGCTTCCCAAGCTCGCATCTTGCCCTGTCTTCGTTGGATCATCCGGCACAAGCGAAGCAGCAGATCGGGGAACGAGGATCGACGCCGCCATCCGCAACTGCATCATCGGCGATTTCCGCCCAGAGATTGAACCCGAAGAGGACAGGATCGCCGTTGAGTGGGGCGTTGCGAAGCTCAAGGAGTTGGCGCAAGAGCACCCAATCGAAACCCGCGAAGAGTTCCTTCAAATGGATGTGCCGGGGCTATCACGCCCCGGCACTGCGGACGCGGTATGTCTCGGCGCCAAGTGGCTGGCAGATATAAAAACGGGCCAGATCAGGAATTATCGCGAGCAGCTAACGGCCTACTCATTGGCGTGCATGGATGCGACTTGGGAGGATAAGTGGACGGCCCATGTCGTCTATGTCGATCAACAGGCCGTGCGCAGCTATGAGTTCGCTCGCGAGCAATGCGAGCGGGTTCTTGAACAGGTAATCGCTAGAGCCACGGGGCCGCTGGCGCAACCCGTGCCGTGCGAGTATTGCGATTGGTGCGCGAACAAGGATCGGTGCAAGGCGCTGGTGCTTCAGAGTAAGCACGCACTCGCAGACATTGATGCTACCAATAAAGACACCCTTACCATCATCCGCGATCGCATCCTTGCCGATCCGGCCAAGCATTCCGATTTTGTTGCTCGGTTCAAATGGTTCGCCAAGGAATTCGGCGAGCCGCTCGCCGATGCGCTCAAGGAGCGCCTGCAGGCCGGTGAAGAGATCGATGGGTGGAAATTGACGAATGCCGCAAACCGCCGTTATATCGAGCCGGTTGATGCCATAAAAGTCATTTCACAAGTCAGCCCAGAGCGGGCGTTCATGCTCGCTGGCGGGAAAATCTCCGCCGACAAATTTCTGGAACTCGCCGCCGAGGTTGGCGTCGAGGATGCCGAGAAGCTGGTTCAAAGCGCTCCAGGCACACCGCAAATGCGCCAAGTCAAAAAGAAAGAAAAATAAAATGCCATCATACAAACAAGAAGAACCCAAAAAAGCCGGAACCTATTTCGTAGAGCCGGGACTCTATAAAGTCGAAGTCAAGAATGCCGTCGAGAAGACATCTCAGAACGGCAACGCAATGATCAAGCTCGTCTGCAAAGTGCTGATGAAAGACGGAACCGAGGGGCCAGAAGTCTGGGATCACTTGGTGTTCACCGCCAAGGCTTCGTGGAAGATCGATCAGTTCCTTGCCAGCATCGGGCAAGCCGTTGTTCCCGGCGAGGAGGTGAGCATCGATGCCATCGATCTTGTGGGGACAGTCGGCGTGGCCGAGATCGGCGAGGAGGCAGGAACTAACAACCCCGAACAGAAATTCAACTGCATCGATCGCTGGATATTTGGCGATGAGTTGAAGGCGTGGAAGGCTGGAAAGTCTGCCGTCAAGAAACCTGCAGACGGGGACGACATCCCGTTCTAAATGTTAGAGTTCTCCATCCGCCTTGTGATCTGCTGCAATGGGTGCGCCGTCGGTTCTCGATTATGTCGAGACAAGCCGTTCCCGAAATACCAGAACACCTACGACGACACACCAGAGGGCAGATCGCGGGCGGTGGAGGATATGCAAAAGATTCAACAATATGTTACAGATTACGAACAAAGTTCAACTTCTCGAAAACGCTCTCGCTAGCTATCAGGCGGCGGCGCGGGAACTGATTGCCGAACTCAAACAACAACGCGATGATGTGTTGGCTGAGAATGAAATTCTTCGCCGCGACATTGCCAAGCTTGATAACTTTTTAGCGAACCAAGATGAATAACAGCGACACACCGGAAACCGATCATTTGGAAAACTCTCTCGGCCCCGCAGCGGAACAAAGCCATCCGGCACTCTGGCTTCACGCCCGCCGCCTAGAACGCGAGCGGGACGAATGGTATTTCAAAGCGCACGAGAATTTTAAATTCACACTAGACGCAAGAGCAGAGCGCGACGAGGCGAGGGAACTCGCACGACAGATGTCAGAGAGCAATCAAGTTCTTTTGGCCGATGTGCGTTTTTATCGAAACGCATGGGAACAATTAAAGAAAGAAAAGCCATGAACGCTTCAACCTGGCGCGGATATCCGCTGCGGTGCTGGCCTAACCATCAAGACGATTGCTATCGCTGGGACTGGGAGATTCAGATTGATGGCCGGTGGTTGGAGATTGTTACGCAGGCGACTCGGTTCGTTGAGTCGGAAGCGGAGGAGAGTTTAATTAGATACCTTGACAAGAACCGCAGGAAGAGATAGACATTGCACGCGGGCCGTGAAAAAGCCCATCACAACATGCAACAACATTTTGCCCTTCACACCGACCGGAGCCTTTGCATGGGCCAATTTTTCAGCCGGAAGGTGTGGAGGGTTTTTCTACACAATGAATGAACTGGAACTTCCCGAACACGAATTAGAAATATTCGTGTGGCGGGCCTTGGCTAAAAACAAACTCATCGATTGCGCGTCAGTAGCAGAGGAAATTCTGCCGCATGGAGCGCATCCCGATTATTGGGCCGCAGCTAAAAAGCTCGGCAATCACACGCTCGATCACATGTCAATGCGCGGACTCGTCTGGAAGGACGAAGATGGCTATTGGTTTGAAACGGGAGGGACGGCATGGACAAAATAGAAGAAGCCCGCACCAATCTGCCGCTGCCGGAACTTATGCGCGAGATGGGCTACGGCGAGTTTGCCAAGTCGAGCGTGAAATCGCCATTCCGCGATGAGAAATCGCCGTCATGGGGAATCTATGAGAAGGCTGGGAGGTGGAAATTTCTTGACCATGGAACTGGCGAGGGCGGGGATGAAATTGACTTTATCGAACAGGTCGAAAATATCGACCGCAAGGCTGCGATTGAGCGGTTTTTGGCGATGGCAGGCATCGAGCGTCAAGAGAAAAAGCCGCCTGCGACAAAGTATTCGCTCAACGGCTCAAAGACCAATTCCAAGTCATGGGGAGAGTGCCAGGCACAGGCCGACGAGGCATTCCTTGAAAGGCTCGCAGATGAACGCAAGATTGGCGTCCAAACGATGCGCTGGGCCAAAGAGATTGGCATTCTGGGGCGCTGTGGCGAGCATCCGGCATTCAAATGCGGCACAGGATACCATTTCCGCGTCGAGGATGGGGGATGGCGCTTTGAGCCAAGGGGGATGACCAACGAGGCACTTGTTTTCGGCAACAAGGACTCGAAGGAGGTGTATGTTTTCGAGTCGCAGTGGGATGCACTCGCCATCGCACACTCTGTAGGCATTGACGCAGCCGCTACAAAGCTCTGGGTTGTTACCCGGGGGGCAAGTAACGGCAAACTCGCCGCACCTTACGCCGAGAAGCGCACGATCATTGCATTCCCACAGAATGACGCGCCAAAGAGCAACGGGAAGGTGCCGAGCGAGGAATGGATGGCTGACATCATCGATTCCTGCGCCAAAGGGCTGGTTCTGCGTGTTGAAATCCCACGACCGCACAAGGACGCCAACGATTATGTGGAAGAGGGCGCTACGAGGCAGCAGATCGTCGCAGCAATCCGTTCCGCAGGCGACCCACTTCTATCAAGCGTCGAGATTCAATCATTCTCAGATTTGTTTGAATACAAGCCCGAAGAAGATGAGACGGTATTGCTTGGGAATCGCTGGGTTTGCCAAGGCGGGCAGCTTTTGCTCGTTGGGCAATCGGGCATCGGCAAATCATCTTTGAGCGTGCAGGCGGCAATGACCTGGGCGCTAGGGTTGCCATTCTTCGGCATTAAGCCGGTTCGCCCGCTTAAGAGTTTAATTGTGCAGGCCGAAAATGATGGCGGAGACATGGCCGAGATCGTGCAGGGAGTCATGTCGTATGTGGTTGCATGCTCAAAAAAGCCGGAGGCGCAAGCCCTAAAAATCCTGCAAGAGAATGTCTGCTTCGCTCGCGTCACCGCGCAGGTTTCGGATGATTTTGTGAAAGTTGTCGGGCGATTGCTCGATCGACACGGTGAGCGCGATCTCGTATTTGGTGATCCGCTTCTGTCCTATGTCGGCGGCGATATTTCTCGACAGGAAGTCATGTCACATTTCCTTCGGCAACTCTGCAACCCCCTTGCCTTCCAACGCAAGTTTGCATGGGTTTGGAGCCACCATACCGGAAAGCCGCAGAGCGATTCTAAAGCAAGAGCGCATTGGAATGCGAATGATTATGCCTACATAGGCATGGGATCGTCCGAGCTTACGAACTGGGCGCGTGCAATTGCCGTCCTTCAGACGACGAAGCATGACGGCATTTTCAAGCTGCTGCTCGCCAAACGCGGCAAGCGGGCAAATGTCATCGACAAGAACGGCCAGCCAGAAACCGCCATCGTTCTCAAGCATGCTGACAAGGGCTTGCATTGGGAACCAACCGATCTCCCCGGCGAAGAAGACGAGCAACCGGCCAAGCGTGGCCGCAAGCCCGCCTTGTCGCCCGTTCAGCAGGCCGAGCTTGTTGCCTTCGCGGAAGCATGGCCGGAAGGGCATGGTGGGCTTTACAGCGCAGCAGCAAAACGCTTCAATGTCTCTGCCGACACGATCAAAAACTACCTTGTGAAAATTGAAAAATGAACCCTCCTAATAATTCCGAAAAAATGCCGAACAATTCAATTTTTAGGAGTCCGAAAAATAACCCGAAAAATTACCCGAAAAATACCCCCCTAAAGGGGGGGATTGTTTTTATTTTTCGGGGTAAGTTTTTACGGGTTCTTTTTTTCACCGGAGCCGAATTATTCGGAATGACAATATGACATGCCCAACCTGCCAAGCAAAAACCCAAGTCATCGACTCTCGCGAAGCTGCTGACGGCATTCGTCGCAGGCGAGCGTGCGAGCAAGGCCACCGATTCTCAACTCTCGAATGGCTGGCGGCGTCATTGTGCGAGACTGGAAACTACGGCTTCGGCAGTCTTGGCAAGGCCCGCGCTGCCATCAAGCGTCGGGGCGGAGAGTGGCGGGCACACCCCTGCGACTATTGCGATGCTTGGCACTTGACACCTGTTGAAAAAACTGATAAGAACTTTTAACAGACATGAGCCGCCACGAGCCACGAGACGCCGCCGAGTTTGATGAAGCCAGCTACGAGATCGACTTTGCCGCGCTGTGCGATGGCGAAGCTGACTCAACGCTAGGCAACCGATTGTTTCCTTCCGAGCCGCCGATGTCGGCTTACCGCGAAGCATCGGAGCGGTTGATGGGGACGCTGAATCGCTTCATTACCTTTTTCGCGGATCATGGCTACTCACGCTCGAAAACCCTGTGGGGCGTTTCGTATGCGCTAGGCCATCCGCTAACGGCAGGCATGTCGATGCTGGAAGCTGCGCGGCATCTAGGCTGCACCAAGCAGGCCATTAGCAAAATAGCCTGCGACTTTCTCGCCGAGACTGGCTTGCCACCGAGTCCGGCGCTCAAGAGTGAAGAGGCAAAAGAAACATATAAACAAACAAATGGAAATCGCAGAACAACCAACAACATTAACGCTTGATGCCATCGAGCAGAAAGCGAAGGAACAGTATGCGCTTGCGCAGCACCTAGCAGCTACCGCCAAGGAATCGGCGCGCGATGCCGTGCTGGCTATGGCAGGCTGCGGGGATATGCTCTTGATGGGGCGGGAGCATGTCAGGAGGCCAAAGGGTGAGTGGATCGTCAGCCTTGGCATCCCCTTGGCCGATGCCGACAAGGCGGTGTTTCTATCGCGCAACCGTGAACAGCTAGAGCTTGAGCTATGGCCGCAAGACATTGCCAAGGTGGGCGCACAGTTCTGTGGGTTGCTGCCACCTCCAGGCTCGGCCAACCGCAGCGAGCATGATCCCGAACGAACCACGGGTGCGCCGAACCATTGGCTGAGCTACGCAGGGAAGCTCAATCGCGGGCTTGCTGAACTGTTTAATTCTCGTCCTGTTGATCAATGGCGGGATGATGAGCGGACGAATGTTAAACTGGCTCTAAAGCCGATTGTGGCGTTGTATGAGAGTTTGTGATCGTTCGCACACATTTTGTTTTGTTGGCGAGCGGCGACAAAAGAAAAGAATATTTTGTGAAAATAATTTTAGAAAATAATTTTAGAAAATAATTTTAGAAAAAATATTTTTGAAAATTTTTGAAAAATAAAAAAATAAAAAAAATAAAAAATAAAAAATGAAAAAAATATTTTTCCAAAAAATTTCCAAAAAATATTTTTTAAAAATTAGAAGACTCCTAAAATTTTTGAATCCATGCGGGTAAACAAACTCTGTCACTTCCCTTATGAATAGGCAAAAATTGCCCAGTTAAGACTATGGCTCGCCCGAAACTCCAGAATGGCCCCGCCGCCATCGCCCGCGCATGGGGAATGTCCCAAGCCGCCGTGAACAAATGGGCCAAGCTCGGTTGCCCGATGGACGACATCGACAAGGCAACGAAGTGGCGGGAAGAATATCTAAACGCCAACGGCAACGGCCAGAACGCACCAGCTTCCCTCAACGATGCTCGACTCCAGAAGCTTGTTCTTGAAAGCGAAAGGCTGCGGCTTAAGATCGCGCAGGATCGCGGAGAGCTTGTGGAAGTGAGCGCAGTGAAGGAATCCGGCATCCGCATCGGCGCAATCTTCAGCGCCAAACTCGCAGCCCTAGTCAACGACGCCAGCGGCGCGCTGGCGGGCTTGGGCGAAGCCGAGTTGAGAAAAAAGTTGCATGAAAGGACGCAACAGATACTTTCTGAGATCAGAGACGAACTTGAGAAACTATGAAACAAACCAAACCCAAACCAGCAAAACTCGAAACAACGCCCATCTCACTCGAGCGGTTGAAGATGTTGGAACGCAGCAACCACCAGATGCTCCAGATTTCCGCGCATGTTTGGCGATACAGTGAAGCGGGCGACGATGACACCGTCGATTGCGTCTTTCGCATTCTTGAAGGATACCACTCCGCCAAGGCTGAAGTCTACGAACTTCTGCGGCTCAAAACCAAATGACATACGAAACCCGAACTTTAAAAATCGCCGTCTGCGTGAAAGGCGAGCCGATCTTCCATGAAGGAACGACGGAGATCGAGATTGTTGATGAATGCGGCGGCGAGTTCTTAAAAATTACGCAATCCATGGACAACGCCGAGCAGGGCGCGATCAAGATCGATCCGCACGAATGGCCGATGTTAAAGGCTGCAATCAATAGGATGATGAAGGAATGCAGGAACTATGACTAAATCGACTCTCTGGGCGATCTACTGCCGCAAATACCCTCAATTCGCCGAAGACGGCGAGATCACGCTCACCACTCGCGGGCTGCGGAAGATGTTTGATGTCACTTGGGACACGGCTTTCTACGATGGCGAAGAAGAACCTTTTTCACCAAAAGAGCATAGTTCAGCATCGGTTGAAACGCTCATGAAAATGTTTGGGATGAAACCATGAACCCGCTTGCATCAGGAATTCGCGACGGAATCAAACTCGCCTTTGATGGCACGCTGCTCGACTGGGCAGAAGATCATGTCCACTTTCCCAACAGCGACAGGGCATCCCGCTTCGATCGCACCGTGGCGCCGTGGATGAATGGGCCGCTGCTCGCTGCGAGCGATGATGAGACAACGCAAGTGTTTATTCGTGCATCCACGGGGGCCGGGAAGACCACGATGATGGAGGCTCTGGCCTGCTTCATCGTTGCACAAAAGCCCGGCCCTACGCTCTTCGTCGGCCAGACAGACGACATGGTTAAGGACTGGACGGAAAGCCGCCTGTTGCCAATCTTCCGCGAGTGTGCGCCGGTGCGAGAGTTGTTTCCCGAAGATCGCCACGCGATGCGCAAGACGACGATCTTCTTTCCCCACATGGTGTTATTTGCTGGCGGCGCCAACATGACGAACTTGCAAGAGAAGTCGATGCGCTACTGCATCGGCGATGAAGTCTGGCGCTGGAAACACGGGATGATCCGCGAGTTGAAGGCTCGCCATCACGATCGCTGGAACCGGAAAACCATTCTCGTCTCGCAGGGTTGGGACTCAGGCCACGAAGCGGATGCTGAGTGGGAAAGCGGCACGCGAGAAGTCTGGGGTTGGGAGTGCGCCTGCGGATCGTGGAACCGTTATACATTTGATGACATTAAATACAATGTCGCGAAAAACGAAACCGGCGAAGTTCTCTGGGACAAAGTTCAGGACTCGATTCGGATGGAGTGTCCCGCGTGTCACGCTCAATACAAAGACACGGCGGCAGTTCGCAGGCAACTGTCATCTTCCGCCAGTTACAGGCCACTCAACCCGCACCCAATTCGTGGGCATCGCTCGTTTGAGTTTCCAGCTTATGCTGTCTGGTGGATTCCGTGGTTCTCGATCGTTCGCGAGTGGATCGAAGCGCAGGAAAGCAAGCACTCTGGCAATCTGGAGCCGCTCAAGCAATTCGTGCAAAAACGCAAGGCTCAAGTGTGGCAGGATGAAGTCGTGTCGAGCCTGCCGGAGATTAGCGTGGGCGATTATGCGAAGGCCGATTTCATTGACGGCCAGAAGATCGATGGTGAGCATCGGCGCTTTCTCTGTGTCGATAAACAACGCGATCACTTTTGGGCCGCGATCCGCGCCTTCCGCGCTGATGGCAGTTCAATGTTGCTTGCCGAAGCTCGATTGCTCACTTGGGAGATGATCGAGTCTCTCGCGCTGCAATACCAGATTCATCCCCGCGCTGTGGTGATCGATGCTGGCTACGACACGCCGCTCGTTTACGAGCAATGCGCGCGGCACGGGTGGACGGCATCCCACGGATCAGGGCAGGATGGATTTTACCACGCCGACAATGGCAGGCGGGTGCGCAAGTTCGTGTCCAAGATCGAAACCGCCGTAGCCGGTAGCGACAACCTGCGGGCCTTTTATTTTTTCTTCAGCAATGAAGGCATCAAAGACAAGCTCGCTTCGTTGCGCCAACTTGGAGCCGCGCCGAAGTGGGAAGTGCCGAGAGATGTGTCGGAGGATTATCGCAAGCACATGCTCTCCGAAATGAAGAAAGACATCGTGAACGCGAAGACGAAACAAGTCGAAGCTCGATGGGTAAAGATCGGCGGGCGGCCCAACCATCTCTGGGATTGCGAATGTATCGCGCTTGCATCGGCCATGCTCGCTGGGGTGCTGCCGGTTGGCTCGGAGAATTGACACAACGCACCAAACAATGGCACTTTCCAAATCCTACTTCGGTTTGCCGCTCGCCACGCTGCAAAGTTTGCAAACGCAGTTCATCGCCTGCTTGGAAGCAATCGCCGTTGCAGGTGCGAGTTACAGCATCGCTGGGCGCTCGTTCACCCGCGCCAATCTGGGCGAAGTGGCACAGACGATCAAGGAACTCCAAGCCGCCATTGACAACGCGCAGGGCAATAGGGTAAAAAGAGTAACAACAGCATTCCCGACACAATATCCATGAAACAAGATTTCATCACTAAAGCACTTGCGGTTGTTTCGCCCAAGGCGGCGATGTCGCGAATGATCTCGCAGGAGAAACTTCGCAACTTCGGGCGATTTGATTCGGCTCTCGAAAGCACCAAGCGCGGAATCTCTCGCAATATCTCTGGTGCGGAAGATACGGCAGGCACGGCAGAACGCTACAAGCTCATCCGCGCCGCTCGCGATCTCGCAGATAATTTCCCGCCCGTCCGCTCACTCCTTCTCAAATTCTCCACCTATGTTTCAGGGCGTCTCACCTACCAAGCACGCACCGGCGAAAAGGATGTTGACGAGCAGGTGGAACGCTACTGGCGCAACTGGTGCAAGAGTTGCGATTTCCTGCGCAGGCATGATTTCGTAACGCTCTTGCAACTCGCCGTCATGGCGATCCTTCGCGATGGAGATTGCGGGTTTATCATCGTTCGCGACAAGGGCGAGCTTAAGTTGCAATCCGTCGAAGCCGATCGCATCGGCTCGCCATACAATCGCTTGATTGATTCGGATACCTACATCGGCGGCATCATGTTGGACGAATACGGTAGACCGGATAAATTCCAAATATTCGTTAGAACGATTAGCAACCAATATATCGAACCAACCGATATCCCCGCCGCAGAGTTCATTCACTTGTTCGATGCTACGCGGCTTGACGAATATCGTGGCCGCTCGGCATTTGCCACCGCGCTCAATGCGGCTCGCGACTTGCAGGAAGCTCTGAAGGCCGAGATTCAAGCGATCAAATATGCTTCGTATCAGACAGGTGTGATCGTCACCGAAAACGGCAGCGCCGATGCCGCCGACTACTTTGCCACCAGCAACCAGAACGATCTCGGCCAGACTGAGAAACTTTCCAACATCGATCCCGGCGCGATCAACTATCTCAGCCCCGGCGAGAAGATGGAGATGTTCAAAAGCGATCGCCCAGGCGGAGCGTTCGGCGAGTTCGTTCGTCTCGTTCAATCCCACATCTGCATGTCGGTTGGATTGCCCTACGGCTTCGCATTCGACGCCGACAAAAGCGGCCCAATGGCTCGCATGGAAGCCGCGATGGCAGAGCGCACCTTTGCACGCTGGCGCAGGCTTCTTGAATCGCAGTTTCTCGATAGGATAAAAAATATTATCTTACTCGATGCCCAATCTCGCGGCCTGCTTCCCGAAAGCGAGTATTTACTGGACGGGCGCTGGTGCTGGCCTGCCAAGGTGAGCATCGATTATGGCCGCGAAGCCAATGCCGACATTGCTTTGTGGAAGGCGGGACTCAAAACCGCTGGGCAGATTTACAGCGACATGGGAGAGGATTACGAAGAAGCCTTCCGCGCTCGGGCGAAGGAAGCAGCGATGATTGTTGATCTCGCTGACGAGATGGATATCCCGCCGCAATACATTTCAGATTCAGTGCCGATGCCGAAGCGCGATGAAGCGCAGCCTGTTGATGCGCCCGCCGCAGTCACGGCTCCCGAAATTGTCGCGCCCGAAATTGTCGCACCCGAGCCGCAAGTCGAGACATCTGAATTCCAAGTCGATCAGCACAAGCCCACCAAGGGCATGATCGAAGAAGCCAAACGCGGATTGGAATGGCGGCGTGAACACAATCGCGGCGGAACCGCCGTGGGCGTCGCCCGCGCTCGCGACATCTCCAACGGCGACAATCTTTCGGACGATACCGTCAAGAGAATGCACAGCTATTTCAGCCGCCACGAAGTCGATAAAAAGGGCAAAGGCTTTTCTCCCGGTGAAGAGGGCTTCCCATCCGCTGGCCGCATCGCTTGGGCCTTGTGGGGTGGGGACGCGGGCCAGACTTGGGCGGCGGCGAAGGTTGAGCAGATCAACCGCAACAAGAAGCTTGAGCGCAAAACCAAAACCAGCACCGATGTAAAGCGCAACGAACACGGGCAGATCATCAACCTTGAGAAGAAAGTTGAGCTTGTGATGCCGACTCCCGAAGGCAAAGAAGAGCAAGAAGATTTTTACGATCGCTGTATGGCCGATGATACTATGAATGCAGAATATCCAGACTCAAAACAACGCTTCGCGGTGTGCCGCGTGCAATGGGAAGGGGCATTGAAATGATCGCGCAAGGAATCGCACTCGAAGCCAAGCGGCAGTTTTTGGTTGGCATGCACCAACCGACAGACACATACAAAATCGCGCTGTATAGCTCCCGCGCACAAGTCGGGCCAGCAACGAAGCATTACACGCCAGAAGGCGAAGTGGCGGGCGCTGGCTATGATCGCGGCGGATATGTGCTGGCGGGGTTCAAAAGCGGCATGGCGGGTGCGAATGCGTTCGTCACCTTCGATGATCTCAAGATCGACCGAGCCACCTTCACGGCGCACGGGGCTTTGATCTATAACGCATCGAAAGACAATGCCGTTCTCTGCACGCTGAACTTCGGCGCGGATCGGCCTGTGTTCGATGGCGCTTTCGAGTTGAAATTTCCCACGCCCACAGAAAAAAACGCTTTGATTTTACTCGCATGATCGGCGCAAACATTCCAGCACCACCGGCAGCGGCGGGAGTAAGTGGCTCCACCGGCTCCGTTGACAACGCCATCCTCCGCGCAGACGGCACCGGCGGCGCGACTCTGCAAAATTCCGGCCTCATCGTCGAAGATACGATTGTTTCATTCACCACAGTCACAGGCACTGCCAGCGATGATATCATCACGGCCACCGGGTCAACATTTTCAAATGGCCAACCCGTGCGCTTCACCGCTCTCACGGGTGGAACGGGGCTAAACACCACCACCAACTATTTTGTCCGCGCAGCCAGTGGAGCGACCTTCAAACTCGCCACAACCGATAGCGACGCCACTATCGTCAACTTTACCACCAACATCACCGCAGGCACGCTCCTCACGGGCCACAGCGTGCAGGTCAATGTCACCCTCTCTGAGAACACCACCGAAACCAACTCCGCACTCGTCCTCTCGCCGAAAGGCACGGGGGCACTAATCGCTGGGGCGAAACCAGATGGGACTACTGCGGGAGGAAACGCAAGAGGCGAAGGGGCTGTTGACTTACAGCTTTTTAAATCATCCTCAGGTCAAGTTGCCACTGGAATTCGGTCTGCTATATGCGGCGGAGGCGAAAATTTTACCTCAAATTCTTATGCGGGAGTTTTGGCGGGGCATCAATGTTCAGCCTCTGGCAGCAGAAGTGTAATTTGTGCAGGTCAGTCGAATTCGGCGTCAGGAAGTAGGTCTGGCGTTTTATCTGGGAATACTAATACAGCATCAGCAACAAGTGCTGTTACTGTTGGCGGAGAGCAGGCTGTCTCTGATAGGTTCTCAATGCTGGCCCACGCCGCAGGCCAATTCGCAGCACAAGGCGATGCCCAGCGCGCTCGTTTCGTTCTTCGCAACAAGACGACAACGAACGCGGCAGTCGAGCTATTCCTCGACGGCAGCGCAACTCGCCTCACGATCCCCTCTGGGAAATACCTCACAGGCACAATCAACATCGCTGGCATCAAGAGCAATGGTAGTGCAGCGGCAAGTTACATTCGCCAGTTCTCTATCAAGAATGTTGCTGGAACTACTTCGCTCGTAGGAACCGTGAACACCATCGGCACGGATGAGGCGGCAAGCACCAGTATCAGCATCACAGCAAACGACACCAACGATGCCTTGAAGGTGGAAGTTACCGGAATCGCTTCAGAGACATGGCGCTGGGTGGCGTCTGTTGATGTGGTAGAAGTAGCTTACGGAACATAATTTATGAAAACATACGGAGTAATCTTCGCAGATGGAACCAAGGAACTGATCAGCATCGTGCTGGATGACGAGGGCGAGCCTCGGATGGACACGCTTCGCCCTTATCCAACGCCAGAGGATTGGGTTGATCCAACTATTATTCCACTAATCAAGATCGAAAAGCCCGCCGAAGGAGAGTGGACACCGAAGGTAGTCTGGTTCTCTGATCGCGTGGAGCGGCAATGGGAAGCAAGTTAACTAACTAATAAGTATGCCAAACGAACTAAATACAGCACAACCGACAAGCGGGCTTTCGATCACCGCGCAACTTTTCCAAACCGGCATCACCGTGGGATCGGCGGTTACTTGCAGCGAAGTCAGCACCACAAGATTTTATTCTGGCAACATGCCAGCGATCACTGCGGGAACCTATCAGGTTGTCTTTTATTCAAGCGCCATCACTCCTGTGTCTTCTGGCGTGATCGCATGGAATGGCAGTGCCGAGATTCTTGTGAATGATCTCTCGACTGCAACAACTGCAGGAACTGCTCAAGCTGTCTGGGATCGTGCAATCACCGCCATCACAACAAGCAGCACAATCGGCACGCTCCTAAAAACAAACATTGACGCTACAATCTCAAGCCGCAGCACCGCTACCACCGCAGGCATCGCAGATGCCGTGTGGGATGAAGTTCTCACAGGCGCAACGCACAATGTCAACAGATCGGCGGGTAAGCGACTGCGCCAAATTGCCGACGAGCGTATCATCGCAGATGGACAGACGGTCTCCGCGACTACGAACACAATCACGCTCGAGCCAATCGGAACCTTGTGCGTCGGGCAAACAATCGTCGTCACAAACCAAGACACCGACGAGAAACAGGTGCGCTTCATTCTTGATTTCGATACCGGCACCGACACCGCCACCGTAGATTCTAACTGGTGCGTTGTGCCGACGGCAGGCGACGAGTATTTACTCACCACAGTTCGCGATCCTCTTGTTACGCGGGGAGATCACCCAACCGGAACTGTCGGCGCGGAGATTGATGAAATGTATCTCATCCACGGCCTCAAAGACGGCGAAGTTCTCACCGTCACCCCGACGAGCCGCACCGCTGGCGCCATCGCACAAACGATCAGCGGTGACGGGACAACAACGACGACAGTTTCTCGCGACTGATGACAATTCTTACCAGCCTGCTCATCGCAACGCAGGGCTTGCTGCCAAGCCCTACGCCACTGTCGATCGGCACGCAGGGCTTGCTTCAAATCCCAAGCGGCCCGCCGCCGCCACCGCCCATCGTGGCCCGCGATCTGCCGGGTGGCTTCTACCGCGAGCGCCAGCGAGTCGTTGTCGAGATCAAGCGCGGCGTTACCGGCAAGCTCAAAGTCGGCTCGCCGCAGGTTCAGATTTCCAGTGCGGTTGCTGTGTGTGGAATAAAGGCGTCACCGGCGGCCGGGCCGGTGGCGCTGTCCATTTCAGCGCAGGTTCCTGTGACGGGCATGGCAACCAACATCTCAGCCAACCGAATCAAGCCAGAAATCTCGATATCGTTCGAGATTGTAGGCTGCCGCGAAGAAAACGAGCTGGAAATCTTAATGCTCGCGCAGGCTGCTTTGGAAGAATTTCACCTTGAAGATATCATTAAATGATACAATGATGATTTTGCCGGTGGAGCATTGAGGGCGGTTCGCCACTAAGTCGTAAGTTTGGGGCGGGTGCAAGCGTCCGTATGGGCGACTGAATCCCTTACTTGTCTGAAAGAATACAAGGAAGCGCATCAAGCGGCCGAGCGACCTGGACTCCATCGGCCCTTTTCTTTTGACATCGCCGCCTTCGCATGAGCGACATCATCGAAGGCGTTTCCGTCATTAGCGTAGGCGAAGCCAAGGGCCACGGGCTTTTTGTGGATCGCATTACATTGCAAGAAGTGAAAGCTTGTGCGGAGACTTATGCTGGCGGAGTCAAGGTCAATCTGGATCACGGCGCAGGGATCAAAGACATTGTTGGATTCTGCGACAATTTTCGCATCATAGGCGATAAACTCGTCGCCGATCTAAACCTTCTCCAGAACGCCGAGCGCAGGGAATATGTGCTCGAAATCGCCGAGAAGCTCCCCGACACCTTCGGAATCTCAATCGCTTTCTCTGGCCCTGTGCGTGAGATCGACGGCAAACGCTTTGCAAGCTGCGAAGAACTTTACAGCGCTGATCTCGTCCAAACTCCCGCCGCCAACCCTACCGGCCTTTTCAGTTTCGAGGCAAAGGCAGTTGACAAAAATCTCACCAATATGGAAGACGAAAAAACCCAAGCTGAAGAGATCGTCAAAGAAGACGAGATCGATATCTCCGACATTCTTTCCCGCCTCTCCGCTCTTGAAACCGCTTTCGGCGACTACAAGAACAAAATGGAAGAGATGCCCGAAGAGAAAATGGCTGAAGAGAAAAAGGACGAAATGTGCAACTGCCAATCTGCCTCTCCTATCTCCAAGCTTGAAGCTAAGATGGATACGATCATCGCAAATTTCGGGTCCGCTCCCATGAAGGGCAGCGCCACCGCCGAAGAGAAGCCCGCCGCCAAGTTTGATCTGAAGGCTCTTATCGAAAACAAAACTTCCGAACTCGGCAGCAAGACCGCCGCGATCAAATTCGCGATGAGCAATCACCCCGCCGAATACATCGCTCTCCGCGATTCCAATCAACTCACCAATCTCTAAAATCTCATGGCCACACAAATCGACAACACATACCGGAGCTTCTCGTTCGCGACTGCAATCTCCGCAAACACGCTGGTGCGAGTCTCCGGCGATAACGCAGCCGCCGCATTGGTCACCGCCAGCGAAGCCGTCGGCGTTGTTCAAGAGGATGTTTCTGCTACCGGCATCGGCAGCGTGAAACTTTTCAGCCCAACTCAGTTCGGCTTGGTCTCTCCCGGCCCCGTGACTGCGGGACTCAATGTTTTCGCAACAACTGGCGGCGTGGTTGTTGGAACCCTTCTCACCAGCGGAATCACCCTCGGAACTGCGATCAATTCTGGCGCAACCGGCGATGTGATCGAATACGCCTGCAAGCTCTAATCTTTAAGGAACCACCATTATGGCACTAACAACCACCACCATCCGGGGCGACATCGCGCAGGCCGTTTACGAAGGCCGCAGCAACCGCCAGAACCTTTTCATCGGCGCGGAAGTCATGCCCATCTATGTGGCTGATGTTCGCAGCGGCGAGTATCTCAAGATCAATCTCGGCCAGTCCGAAGCATTGAACGACGACGCTACGAAGATCGCCGCAGGCAGCGCCTATCCCCGCGTTTCCCGCAAATTCGTCAGCGACACATTTGCCGCTACGGAATACGGCCTTGAGGAAATCCTTCCTGATGCCACGCAGCGCGACTTGGCTCGCTTCCTCGATGTTGAGGTTGCCGTGGCTGACATGCTTTTGAACCAGATTCAGATCGGCCACGAGGCCCGTGTCGCCGCGCTCACCTACGCCGCAAATGGCTTGACTGCCATCTCTGGCACTGGCTCGACTGCCGCTTACACCGAGGCGAACATCACCACATTCGATCTCCCCGCCGATGTGGCCGCTGGCAAGTTGGAACTCGCCAAATATGGTGTCCTTCCTAACACTCTGGTTATGTCTGCGACTCTGTTCGAGCGCGTTCGCCGCAGCACGAAAGTTCAGAACCAGATGTTCGGCGTTGTTGCCACTAACAGCACCCGCTTGCTCTCCGAGCAGGAGGTTGCCCAGGCAGTCGGCGTTGAGAAAGTTCTCGTTGGCCGCGCTCCCAAGAACACCGCGAAAAAGGGTCAAACCTACTCTGGCGGATTCGTGTGGGGCGATACCTACATGGCTCTAGCCTACACCTCTGGTGGCGAGTTCGCCGCTGGTGGATTTGGCCGCACCATCCTCTGGGGCGCTGACAGCCCCGTGCCTTTCGTTGCGGAAACCTACCGCGACGAGGCCCGCCGCTCGAATGTGCTGCGCGTCCGCCAGCATGCGAGCGAGAAAGTGATTGACGGATCGAGCATCATCCGCATCACGACTGGCCTGTAAGTTTGGACAGTTTGGTTTTTGTGTTTACAGAAACCCGCCCTCGCAAGGGGGCGGGTTTTCTGTTATTGACACGCCACCCAATTTAGACATGAACCAAAAAAAGAAACTGGTTGCCGCATTCATTGCAGGGAACGAAGAAGAACGCATCGCTCGATGCGTTGAGAGCTACAAAAAAATCTGCGACGAGATTGTTGTCGTTCGCGCAATCGGATCGCTAACGCCGGATCGCACGCTCGACATTGCCAAGGAACTTGGGTGCGTCACCGCTGAATATTGCAACTCGCCGCTGTGCGAAGATTGGCCGCATCTCGACAACTTCGCCAACGCTCGGAATCAGGCGATGAGAGCCGCCTACAATCTCGCAGGCGAAGACGGCTGGGTAATGTGGGCTGACATTGATGACATCTTGCCAGAGTCCCAAGTTGAGCCGCACCTCAAGGCGCTCGCAGAATGCCCGAAAGATTGCGATTGGATTCTCACCGATTATGTAATTCCTGAGCAACACAAGCGCGCGCCACGGGAAAGATTCTTTCGCTACAAAACCGGATGGTGGTGGCGTCCCGTGCATGAGAATATGCACCCAACGAAGACGATAAAAATCTGGAGTCGCCGCGATCTGGAATCCGCGCACCACAAGCCGTCGCTGGGACGCAGGCCGAGCAACGAGCGCAACACTCGCATCCTAGAGTTCAACGATCAATTCACTCCAAACATTAAATTTTATCTGCACTACGAGAAAATGATCCAAGGCCAGCGCGAGCAGGCGATCCGCTACGGCGCGGAAACTCTTGCGCTCAAAAGCGTCGATGCTGTTCACCGCTACGAGACGATGGTGAACATGAGCAATATGACGGATGGCGATACGGCTCTGCGATTCGCCGCCGCTGCCGAGAAGCTCGATCCCAACCGCCGCGAAGCGATTGCGTTGCAGGCATCGATCCTGATCGATCAAGGCAAAGCCGACGAAGCTCTCGCCGCTCTGGATCGCATGGAGAAAATCCCCGTGCCATCATTCCCGCAATGGACGCACCGCGCCGAATACTACGGCTGGAAGGCTACGCGCCTTCGCGCTTGGGCGCTTCGCATGGCAGGAAAAGCCAAGGAAGCTTTTGCGCTGGAGGCTGACTTGCTGAATAGCTCAAAAGGCCCAAGGATCAGCATTCTCCACGCGACAAGGGGAAGGCCATTGCAAGCTGTGCAGACGATGAGCCTGTGGCTTTCTCGCGCCAAGAATCCCGCTGCGATCGAATACATCTTTGCCGTGGATGCCGATGATCCCACCGCCGCGCAGTTGCAACGCTTTGGCGGCGTAGCGCAGGATCGAGATGGCGGGGCCGTGGGCGCGTGGAATCTAGCGGCATTTCATTCGACGGGCGACATCCTTGTGCAGATGTCTGACGATTGGGAATGCCCACCGGGCTGGGATCAAATGATCATCGATCGACTCGACATTGAGTCAGAAAAATGTCTACGAATTTCTGACGGCCACCGAACCGATGAGCTTCTGCCGATGGCAATCGTGACTCGCAAACATTATGATCAACACGCATTATTCAATCCCGCATTCAAGAATCAATTTTCAGATGCCGAGTTCACCATTCGTGCGCAGAAGGCCGATTCGATCGTGGATGCGCGGGACATTGTTTTCGCTCACCATCATCCTGCTTTTGAGCCGAGCATTCCGGTTGATGACACGCATCGTCGGATGTCTGATCCGCAGGAACGCGAGCGGGCGCAAACGATCTTTGAAGAATTAACCACATGAAAAAAATAACACTACTCCACGCCACTCGCGGCACGCCCGAGCGCGCGATCACAACGAAAAAAACATGGATCGCGAGAGCGAACAATCCTGAGAATGTCGAGCATATTTTCGGCATCCAAGCCGATGACGATGCGAGCTTGGCAGCATTCGCTGATCACGAGCACGCTGTCAGCGTCCCGCCGCCTGAGTGGGCATCATCAAGCGTGGCAAACTGGAACACCGCTGCCGCGCTTTCAACGGGCGAAATTCTTGTCGTGATCGCCGACGATCTCACTCCGCCGATTGGTTGGGATGAGCAACTGCAAAAACTGCCGGCAGGGAATTTGCCTTGGGCCTGCTATGTGCCCGACACCGTGCGTGATGACGGTCTGATGTGCCATCCCGTTCTCTCTCGGGAACTCTACTCGCGCCGAGGCTATGTTTTTCATCCAGAATTCTACGGCGTTTTCTGCGACAACGATTTCACAGTGCGCACGCAGTTGGAGGCAACAATCCTTCAGATCAAAGGGCTGAAATGGTTCCACGACCATCCGAGCAATGGCGGAAGACCAGAGGATCATATTGTTCGTCACCAGAACAGTCAGACAGCATATGCTTTCGGCAGTGCCAAATTCACGAAGATGTGGCCGCTCCTGCAAACATTCAACCGCTGCCGCAGCGTCGAGAGCGATATCCACGCGCACCTGCTGCGACTCGCGCAACTTGCCCGTGAGTGCAATCATGTGACAGAGTTTGGCGTGCGATCTGGCATGAGCACCTTCGCATTCATGCACGGCCTGTCCAACAAAAGTCGCGCAACTCTGCGCAGCTACGATCTCGGCGATCCTTACAATCTCTTTGCCAGCATCCGTCCACACATTGAAATCGATTGGACATTTGCGCACGGTTCGACACTTAATGCGCCAACGATCGAGGAAACGGATATGCTCTTCGTCGATACGCTCCACACCTACGCGCAAGTCAAAGGCGAACTGGAGAAGCATGGCAATCAAGCGAGAAAATACATTGTTTTTCACGATACCGTCGCCTTCGGTGTGAGTGGCGAAGACTTCGGCCCCGGCATCAATCTTGCGATCCAGGAATTCATGCGCGACAATGAGCATTGGGTGGTTTTCGAGCATTACGACAACAACAACGGCTTGACAATTCTCGCAAGGCAATGAGCGCAACTCACTCTGTATGGATCGGCCCCAAGCTGGGATTGATGGAAAAACTCACTCTCACCCTTCTCACAAACCACGGCCACGATGTGACGCTGTGGACGCAGGGCAAAGTTGAAGGCGTGCCGAAGGGCGTCGAAGTTAAGCCGCTGCCGAAGGATATTCTGAAGCCCATCGGCTTCGCAGGCAACCCGCACGCATATATCCCGAATGGCGGGATCGGTAGCTTCGCGCATTGGAGCGATTATTTCGCGCTCGAAACACTCTACCGCCACGGCGGGACATGGGTTCAGATGGATTGTGCGGTGAACTGCAAGCTTGATCTTGCCGACTACACCTTTTCGCCGTGGCTTTCCACGATCTCGCCTGTGGTGATGCGAGTCTCTGAAGGCAGCGCATTCGCAGTCGATGTTGCTGAGAAGCTGCGCGGGATGCTCGCTGATGGGATGGCGGGGCGCGATTGGCACGAAGCGATGCTGGCGATTCACCAAGGGCTTCAGCGCCACGGGATTGAATACTCCACGCTCCCAAATTATTTCGACTGCGGCGGCGTCGAGTTTTCGCCATACACGCACCCAATCAAAGCTGATGTGATCCATTGGAGCAACGCCACGCACAACACCAGCAAAGAAAAGCCAACGAAAGGCAGCGAATACGAGCGTCTTTGTAAAGAGTGTGGCTTGATTTGACGCATCCGCCATCTTGTGAGCCTGCTCGACATTCTTGCATCCGATTTCGCCGCCGTTAGCGCAGAGCTTCCCGTCGCCTGCTCGTTCAATGGGCAGGCGTTTTCGGCTAACCGCTCAACATTTCGCCGCGATAATCAACTCCAAGACGGCGGGTTTTTCGGCTCTGTGGCAATGGTTCTGACAGCTCCATACAATTCGGTGACTCAGATCATCTCGCTAGGTGATCGCGTGTTGGTAGCCGGTGCGCCATTCCGAGTGATGAGCGCCGAACTCGCGCAGGATGGTGTCTCCGTGGATTTCCAATTGGAGGATGTAAATAAATGAGCCTTTTTTTCCCTGCGCCACAAACTCCGCCAGAGCCAACGAAGCCGCCAGCAACTACGACGCTCACGCTTGAAAAGGCACTCACCGACGCATTCATTCAAGCGCTCCAGGCCGAACTCGGAACCGCGCTAACCGTCACCGCCGCAGAGAATTTCGACGCGATCCAGCTTCCCGCCTGTTTCGTGAAAGCCAATCGCCAGCAAGAATCTATCATCAACAGCGCGATCTTCCAATTTTCGGTTGATATCGCGCTTGCGGTGCAGGCAGACGACTCCGATCCGCAGGCACTAGAGAGCCTGTGGGCTGAAGTGTTATGTGTCGCCTACGATGTGACGGGGATAGTTGGCAAACTGAATTCCATTCGTCCGCAATACTGCTATGTCTACGGCATCATTCGCGATGGCGGCGTTTCTCTCCAAACCACCGAGCGGCATTTCTTGCGCTCAGTCACGCTAAAGGTTCACGCCGCGCTTGTGAGTTGACAATTTCGGCCAAATATGGCCGCTACTGTTATCACTTCTTCCGCCGCTTCGAGTGTCATCTTCGGAGCAACTGCCGAAACCGGCATCATCCTTTCTTCTTTTTCCCGCAGCGTTCAAAGCTCCAAAAGTGAGTTAATGGACGAGGATGGCGACATTGTTGCTGTTTCCTATTATGGCCGCACGGCTACGATCTCGATCGCTGGCGCGATCAATGGCTCAACTGGTGTTGCCACCGCTGCCGTTGCCGGGCTTCTGACTCTCGCCAACACCACAACCGAGTTCGGTGTGACTGGTGGCAAGATCGTTGTGGATTCTGTTTCTTCCGAGCAAGGCAGCGATGCGTTCAAGACGCTCACGATCGAAGCCACGCAGTATCCAAGCCTCTAATTTCCTGGCGACGAGACGCTGGCAGACCGTCTGAAAAGTCTGCCGCCCCTTTAGATTATGATTACTGAGACTATAAACACACAAGAAGAATTTGTTTGGACGGCAAACCTCAAAGCCGCCACCGCCCTTGCCACGCTTGGCTTTGGGCTTAAATACCCGAACCCCGTCACGCGCACGATTCGTTCCGACAAGAAGGAATCCACGGTGTTCTGGTTTAATAGCACCAATGACAAAGGCGATCACGCTGAAGACATTTTGCTCTGGATGACGAAGGGCGGGGAAGACTTGGAGAAGCGCGATCCTGAACATATTGTGAACTACTTGCGGGCCTATGCTGCAAATCGCGATGCGTTAGTGGATATTATTCGAGGCACTCCGCGCCATGTCGTAATCGAGCGCAATGGGAAACGCATCGCTGTGCGAGAGGATGCAAGCGAACAAGACAAAAAAGAAATTTTAAAGGCGATATAATATGGCTGGATTCGGAAAATCAAACGGCGGAGGAAAGTCGGGGAAGGCAACAAAGGGAAGCGGGAATCAAGGGCCGAAGGCTGAATCCGGCAGTAAGGGCGGCACGGCTTCAAAAGGAGGAGCCTGCGGGCAACGGGCCGCAGCCGGGAGAAATGGGACTGGGAATAGAGGATAGAATAAAATGGCAGCCGATTGTAAGATGTTGTCTGATTCTGAATATGCAGACATTGAGAAAGAAATTAAAAAAAACGAATCACAACAAGATTTTTTAAAGCGCGGAATTGAGGCTTTATCATATCAGGCGCAATTAAATAATTGCGATATTTCAATAATAAATGAATTAAATAGATTGAAAGAATTATATGATTCAATTGATAGAATTAAAAATTCTTTAAATGAAAGAATCCAATCGCATTACAGAGCTGTATCTGGATGCATAATGGATGCGGAAAAATCAAAGACCGATAAGGGGAAACAAATATCTAAAGATGGGAAGGCGGGGAAAAGCGGGAAAACCGGAATGGATGGCAAAAAAGGAGGAACTGCTAATTCAATAGGGGGAAGAAGGGCTAGAACTTGTTAATAATTTTATGAAAAAAAAACCGCAAAACATAGAACTAGTAAAAGACGATGAAATCCTTCGCGAGGAAGGCATGGCTGATGGGCCGATGAATGTCGCGGGCATTGAGCTGCGACCGATCACCGCACTCTCTGTATCGTGGATGCAGCGCAACGAAGTGTTTTCAGATGCAAAAGATTTAATCTGGAAAACTTGTGCCTTCGCATTTTTGCACTCAGCACCAAAGTCGGAAATCCGTGCCGTGGTGAACGACAAGGAATCATTCGCTGAAGCAGTAGATGAATGGATCGACAACAATATTTCCCACCATCTTGAAACTGGGGGAATAGCCAAAGAAATGAATGCAGCATTCGAGCGATATTCAGCCTGTGCTAGCGTAATCATTGGATCGAAAGGTTCGGCACCGGGAAACTAAACAGCCCTGGCTGGTTGGCAGGCTATGTTTACCGAATCGCCAAGGCCACCAGTTGGGGCTATCGCGAGATCACCGAAGAACTTCCATTTAGCGCGGGCCTGCAACTCATCTTTTGCGATGATGCCGCGCATGGCCGCAGGCGCGCATGGACGCGCAACAATAAGGCCGCCGATGTTGACGCTCTCGCCCAATTGGAGGAAGCCTTTGCCAAAGTTCAAATTTGAAGCCCACAAGCTAGAGGAAATTCTTAAAGAATACGTCAAGATTCGTGAAGTCGAAGTGCCGAAAGCCGTGCTGATCAACGGGCGACTCTTAGCAAAAGAACTTGCTCGGCGCACGCAACCTTTCGGCACGAAGGCCGATGCGGGGCAGCAGCGGGTGAAAAATGATATTGGCAAGGTGATCAAAGACTCCACCAGAGTTGAAGAGATGATCGACAAGGTGAGCGATGGCCGCATTGCCGCTCGACTCAAGCAACTCTGGAATGCCCGCCGCTTTGATGTGTTGGAGCTTGTGTTTCGCAACATCGGATTCCTAAACAAATACGGCGACATGGAATTTATCACCGATCCCAAAGGCCCGCACCAAGCCAACCGCGATCCGCGCACGGGCCGCACGCGCAAGAAAGGCGACAAGCTATATATCGCGCAGAACGACATCTCTGGCTATGCCGAAGAAACCGCAAAGCGAGTCGGCCTTTCCAAAGCAGGATGGGCCGTTGCCGCTGAAGGCTTGCCGTCCACTGTGGCGAATAAGCGCAGCAGCTACGATTTCCCCGCCTTCGTAAAAGCCAACATGGATCGAGCGAGCGGCTCGGCGCAGGATAATACAGGAAACATCGCAAATCCTACGGTGACACTCACCAACGCCACGCCGTGGATTGATCGCATTTGCCCCGCTACCGAGCGCATGAATGCGGTTTCGGTGGTGATTTCAAAAATGAAAACCCAGATGGCGAAGATTCTAAAGGAACGCAAAAAAGCCGACGAAGTGGCGGATTGACGAAAGCATCTCTATATGGCCGATGTTAGCGTAGAATTTGGAGCAAAGGACACAGGTTTAGAGCAGACGCTCAAGACCGTGCAAGCGCAGCTTACTTCTCTGGAAGAAGAAGTAAAGAGTGGCACGCTTTCCTTTGATGAGCTTCAGCAGACGATGCGGAAGATTAGTCAGGCTGAAAAGGTGCAAGATCAGTTGCAGGCGATGGCGACAAGCATGGGCGAAGCAGGAAATGCGGCAAGCACCGCAGAGCCAAAGCTTGACGCGCTTGGCAATGAAGCCGCCGACATGGGGAACAAGGTGCAGGGGGCCGGACAAAAAACAGACGACAGCGCCGGGCTTTTCGATGCTGGGTTCGCCAAAATCGCCGCCGCTTTCACAGTTGGCAATCTCGCCGCCAAGGGATTTGAGGCTATCGTCAACGGCGTTTTTTCTGCGGCTCGCGCAATTGTTGACGGGTTCGGCGATGCGCTTGATCTTGGTGGGAGGCTTGACGATTTAAGTAAGCGCACGGGCGAGACGGCGGGAAACCTTTTTCTTTTAGAGGGTGCGTTCAAAGAGGCTGGGCTATCTGCCGACCAAGTTGGAACGACGATCAACAAGCTTCAGAACTTCATGCAGGATGCCAGCAATGGCGGCGAGCGGCAAACCGCTACCATGGGCAAGTTGGGAATTTCTTTGGAGCAGTTGGCGGGCAAGACGCCGACGCAGCAGATGGAAATCTTCGCGCAGAAGATTGCAGGCATTCAAGACCCGACGCAAAGAGCGTCAACGGCGAGCGAGGTTTTCGGCGAAAAACTAGGCGGAAAGCTGCTTCCGTTGCTATTGGAATTTCCGCAGACGCTTGAAAATGTAAGCGACAGGACGGGTGGGATGGCCGATGTCATGGATGAGAGCGCGGCGACATTTGCCAGAGCGGGCGACACGATTGATGCGGTTAAGGGCAAGCTCACTCAATTCGCAGCGGGCATTTTAAGCGAAGTAATCCCCGAGATTCAAAGCCTTGGCACCTCAATGGAGGAAGTCGATGCGGCAGGGCTTGGGCAAAAAATAGGAAGCGCGCTGTCTCCCGTTTTGCGTGACTTAAATGGCTTGGTTGGCGAAGCAAAAATGTTGATGGATCAACTCTCTTACGCCGAACAGCAGGTGAGAGAAGATACCGGCGCGCTCGGGGCGGCCTACGATGCAACACAGGGGGCTCTTGCGACATTTAACAATGGCCTGTTTGATGCGCTTAAATTCATCACCCCATTTGATGAAAGCGTTGAAGGGTTAAGGCAGACATTCGTTGGATACAAAAAAGACCAAGACGGCGCGATTGTCGGAGTTCAAAAGCTTGGCGAAGCCGCCACGGAAGTCGCACCGGCGTTGGACGGGGCATCCGGCAGCACCGAGCGCTTCGCAACATCGTTGCAGGATATTGGGATAGATAGCGGGCAAGCATTCACCGATATCAACAACGGCGCAACGACATTCAAATCCTTAATCAATGAAGGAAACATCTCGCTCTCCGACATGAGCGGCGAGATCGGCGGGCAGATTCCGCTTCAGACGGAGCAGATCGATCTTGTCGGCGAACTCAACACTTCGCTCGGTGAAGCCAACGAGAAAGCGGGCGAGCAGCTTGCCAAGATCGAGCAGCAAGTTGCGGCAGAGAAGGCGCGAAACGAAAAGATTGCCGAGCGGCAAGAGAATTCAGCTGCGGATTACAATCTTCAGATTCAGATCAACGAAGCCCTGGCGGCAGGAAATACTACGCTTGCCGAAGGGCTGAAATATCAGCGCGAGCATTCGCAGCTTACAGAAAAAATCATGCGCGAGACTGGCATGTCTAAAGAGGAAGCGGGCATGCTTGCGCAAAATTTATTGATGAGCAAAGAGGCGGCACTGCAGGCTCAAGCCGGAACGCAGTCGCTTAAAGGCAATATTCAAGGGGCGGCGGGCGCTGCGCAGCAAACCGCAACAAATCTGCAAACCGTAGGTCAAATGGTTGATCAGATCGCGCAGAAAAAAATGGATCAAGGTGCTAGAGATTTGAATGCTGAAATTAAAGGAGTTCAATCAGAATACAAGGCACTGATGCAGTCCCTTGGCATTTATGTGGCACCGAATGTAAGCCTTGAGGGGATAATTAGCGACTTAGGCCTTGTAAGTGGGGGGCTGGACAGCACGGATATTAAGTTAGAGCAGGTAAAACGAAGTCTTGACGCGCTTTCCCAAACCCCTGTTGCAGACCTTACTCCAGCCTTGGATGAAATGGGGACGAGCAATAAAATCACAGAGATTGGCGGCATTTTACGAGAAAATTTTCAAGGCCTTGATGTAACGCCCTACATAGATCGGGAAGCCGTAAACGATGGCGTGGCACAAACAAAAGATACCATTGAATCCGCTCTTAAAGAATTCAAGGCGACGGTCACTCTTGATCCGCAAATTCAAGATGGTGTTGAACAAATCAAGCAAACATTAGACAGTGAATTTTCCGAACCAACAAAACTCAATCTTGACGGAGATGATAGTATTTCACAGGTTAGGCAATCAGCTGAAAGTGATTTTGCAGAATCAATCCCACTAAACCTTGACGGGGAAGCTAGCATTTCACAGGTAATGCAGTCAGCTGAGAGTAATTTCAAAAACCCCATACCGCTCAACCTAAATATTGATGAGTCGCTTTCTAGCGCCATAAACAAAATCGAAGGAGAAAGGCCACAAATCACCGCCGAGGTCGATCAGGCTTCATTAGATAATGCCGTGGCGCAAATGCAGACTGACATCACGAATGAATTCACAGGCGGCGCAGGTGGTGCGGGTGGCCTTGGAGGGGCTGGAGGCGTTGGAGGAAATGGCGGTCTAGGCGGAAATGCAACTGGGGGCCAAGGAGGCGATGGTGGTCTGGGCGGCGATGCATATGCCGATGTCACTTCACTTGTCAATCTTTTACAACCTTGGGAACAAATAATATCTGCGATCCGCGACCGCTTACCGCTTCAGGCATTAGCATACTAAAAAAATGAGCTATTCATATCATGGAACAACTGATCTAATCGCCCGGCCGGGGCGATCGGTGCAAACCTATCCTTCCGGCCTTGTGCGCGTGGAGCGTTCGTTCATATGCCGAAAGGCCGATGTTGCGAGATACAGGAATACCTTTCGCGTGAACGAGCCGATGCCGTTTGATGATGGCGCGCCTGCGATTGATGGGCTTTTTATTTTCCCCGATCCGCAGGAGCAGGTGCGAGATGATGGGTTTGTGGAATTTCGAGTAACGGCGTATGGTAGGACGAGAACGCAAGGCGACTCAACCCTTGAGAAGGGGTCTGAATTGGGCCAGTTTAACTATATTAACTTCGTAGAAGACCCGACGATAAACTTTACTCAGCTCGCAATAAATGAAACCTATACATTAAAGTTCGTCGTTGCGGCAGAACAGTCAACAGCCTCAATAATTACACCGCCGCAAATTGATAACCCTGTCGTTCTTTTGGCTCCATTTACAACGCCAGTTGTGCCTGGAGATTATCCGAGAGGATTCACTCTTGGCATTGACGGTGTTACTTTATTTCCAGTTACTGAAAGAATAAGAGTAAATATTGGGCTTGTATCTTATTCATCGACATCATTCGGCAGGTGGCTTGAAGTTGTAATAGTTTATAAATCTGGCGGAAATTCAATTACAAGCGCTTAAATAAATGCCATCCAATCCGCCAGTCGATTTCCAGCAACTCGCCCAAGGCGCTCGCGGGCAGAGTGGGAGCGATTACCCCTATGCCATCAAGGCCACGGATTTGATGAAGGATTTCGTCTTCGCCACGCTCGATATCGCTGAAGGCGTTTACGAAGAAACCACGGGCATGCAAGGCCATCGCCAGCGCAGGCTGAAGATACCGACGCCGCCTGCAAGCGGGACTTGGGTTCTTGGCTCTGTCGGCGGAACCATTCAATGGATCGAAACTGAAGCCTGCGAATGACGATCAAGACTCAAGGCGGGAAGGTGATCACGAAGGACGGGAAGGTGAGTTGCGAGTGTTGTGAAGAACCTCCGGGCGAGTGCTGCCTGTATCCAGCGCAAGCATTGCGCGATGAATTATATACAGTTAGCGATTTGCCTGATTCGCTTATAATTGTGAGCGGGGATTTTCAGCAAGAAATGACAAAAACAGAAGGATTCTCGCCAGCGTATCAAGGAACTAATTCAGAGATTTTCCTAACAGAAGTAACAGAAGGGAACCCGGCTTTCTGGGATATTTATTACAATCCCGGAGCCGGTGGAGATATACTGTCATTTGGCCAATCATGCTTGGTTGATGGGATATATGTCAAAGACCAATTCGCGGATACTTATACGGTAACATCATGTTCAGAACCAAGTGCAATTGGAACCATATTAACAAGGACTTCTTTATGTTACTGGGAGGGGCAATATAATACGCCATTTGCTGGAACTCAAACTGTATCTATCTTTTACTGCCCTAGCGTTGGCCCAACTCCATCAGATGTATGCAATGATACATTTAAATTTTATTCTTTTTATAGTAGGGATGTAGGGGGATTAACTGATCCAATTATTGCTGAAAAAACACCACATTCCAATACTCCTTCTGGAAATTATACAGCAGAAAACGGAAGCATTTCTTTCGCATGACATGTCAACATATTACAACCAGCACCCGAGAATACAATGTTTGCGCTCTTAATCTATACGGCGGCAAACCCAGCCACGGCACTTGCAAACTCTGCATCGAGCGAGGGCAAAACAACGAAGCCTACGCAAAAGAACTCTTTGCAAAAGCAGAGCGCAGCCACCCGAGTTCTGCCCCCCGCGTGAGCGGCTGCTGCGACTCGGCCCGCAATTACATTTGACATCCTAACCAATTCAGACCATGGCACGCGACCTTTTCATCGATTTAACCAACAGGCGACTCGTCGCCAGCGAAACCAACTCGGCTCCCGTGGGGCTGGCGAACTTTACCAAGGGCGACAACGGGGCGTTCAACTTGTATTTCTTGGAAGCCACGGGCGTCATTAACCGGCCTTTTGAAGTTGTCGATAAATCCAGCGCCAGCGTGAAGCTGGGCATCGGCTCTAGGCTCGGAGTTCCCGAAACGGGAACCTACACGCTCACCTTCGGCGGCAACACCACCAGCGCACTCGATGCAGCGGTGACTTCCGGCCAAATTCAAACCGCCCTCAATGCTCTCTCAGCGATCTCTAGCGCGGGTGGCGTGACGGTGACGGGCGAGCTGACAGATCATTTCACCGTTCGATTCAACTCCGCAGGCTCACGCGCATCGATCACCGCTGATGTATCGCAACTCATTCCCGACACGGTTGCCGTCATCGACGAGCGCATCGCGGGAAGCGGAAGCGCCAAGGAGGTGCAGGAGATTCAACTTCGCCTCACGCCTGCCGTCTATCAAGATTCATGGACGAATCTCGGAACAACTGTAACGGCCACTATTTCCACGACAGTGACGGGCAGCGGCATTGATAATGAAGTGCAGCGACTCACATTCAGCCGCGAGCCATTCAGTGGCAACTATCGACTCACATTCCCATCAACCTCGTTCACTGTGAATTCCACGGTGACGAGCGGCGTATTCATCACGACGGTGACTCATGGCTTGGCGCTGAATCAGCCAGTTACGATCACCGGATTCGATACCACGATCACCGGCTACACTCGTGGCACAACTTATTTCGTCAAGACGATTCCAGAGGTAACGCAGTTCACCGTTGCAGCAACCGCTGGCGGCACTCTCATCACCGGGTCGGCAACAGTTGTGACAAGCGCGGGAACGATCACAACCACCGCCCGCCAAACCGCTCCGATCTCAGCAACAGCCAGCGAGGCAGATGTGCAAGCAGCACTCCAAGCGCTTGACTCGATTGGCTCTGGTGGCGTAGTCGTGACGGGCATCCTTGGCGAGTATTTCGATATCGCCTTCTCAGGCGCAAAAGGCTACGCGGATCAGCCGCAATTCACAGTTGAGAACGGCACCACCGCCAAACCCGGCAAAACCGCCGATGTGAATTTCGCCACCTTCGCCCTGCGTGATCTTCTTGGCAACGGCGCCGCTGTTGATCTTGATCTTGAGCTTGAACTCACAGAGAGCGGCACTCGCCAGACGGTGATTTTGCAGGCTTGCTCGGTGGCGGAGGAGTTGATCGATGCGAATGCGTTCTCGCCTGTGCCGCAGTTTAATTTGCCGATCAATACGGTGGCGACGACAAGCTACACGCTCGCGCAATCCGATGCTTATGGGCTGATCAATGCCGCCACGGGAATGACAATCACCGTGCCGCCATTCTCCACTGCGGCATTCCCAACAGGTTCGCAGGTTCTCATCTACCGCTCGGCAGTCAGCGCCGTGGCGATTACCGCTGGCTCTGGCGTGACGATCAACGCGCCGGGCGGGGCGGATGAATTGGCGCTTCAGCACTCAATTGGAACTCTGATCAAGATCGGAACAAACAACTGGGTTTTTGGAGGAGACATTCTGTGATTCTTGGATTTCCTGCACTTCAGAGCGTAGGACTTCGCAGCGGCCTTCTCGCTTTCTACAAATTAAGCGATACAAGCGATTCTTCTGGGCGCGGGAATACGCTCACCAACAATGGGGGAGTTACTTTTGTCGCTGGCAAGATTGGCAATGCCGCAGAGTTTGATGGGGCAAATTATTTGTCAGTTAGTTTATCTGGAATAACAAAGAACTCCTCTGCTTCCGTTTGGATTAACCAATCCTCACAAGACGGAACACCATTAGTTTTAGGCCAAAGCGGGATTGGAAATATCTCTATTAGGGATGATGGATATATCGGCGCGTTTTTAGGAGACTTTGGGGTAATAACATCAGATGTTGTGGCTGATTTTGGAGATTGGTATCATGTTGTTGGAATATATGATGGAGTTATTTTCAAGCTATTTGTGAATGGAGTTTTGAAAGCAACTCAATCAACATCTATATTTTTAGATAATGATTTACTTTATATTGGAGGAGAGGGCGGTGGTCAATTCAACGGACTAATCGACGCCGTTGGCATATGGAACCGCGCTCTCTCCGAAGCAGAAGTCTCCGCTCTTTACAATAACGGAACAGGCAGAGAATTACCATGAACGACCATCCCATCTTCGTCGGCTTCGTAGGCACCGCCACATCGAGCGCATCGCTTTTCTTGTCCCTTCTTCCCCATCTCACAGCAGGCGTGCAGTTCGCGACCGCTTGCTTTGGGTTAATCGCCGCCATTTGCACGGCGGTCTATATGTCGCGAAAACTGAAAGGCCAAAAGAATGAAATTGATTGATACAGCACTTAACTATCTCGGGCAGAGTTCGACTTGGCGCGGGATAATCTTAATCGCAGGCAGCTTTGGAATAGTTCTGGAGCCGCAACTTGCCAACCAGATCGTGGCAACCGCGATCGGTGCGGTGGGAATAATCAACCTTCTGCGTAACTCAAAGAAATGATCCCGCCCGCCAAGCTCGCGACGATGCTCGCAATCGCGTTTTTAATGAGCGCGTGCCTGCTAGCCCTGTGCGGGTGCGAGACGCTGCGCGTGGGCTTCTCGACGGATTACGGAACCTTCTCCTACGAGTTGCCGAGGCCGACATCGAGCAAATGATCCTCGAACTCCTGCGCAGGTTGTTTGCTCCGCGAATTACCCCGCCAGTCGAGACGCCGCAACCAACCACGCTCGCCGAGCTACAGCGCGAATACGACACGCTCGTGAGGCCAACAAGGCCACTCTACAAGGAGAGCAGAAAATGCACGCCCAACATTACGGCGCGCAAGAAAATCCTTCCCACTCACATTCTTCTACATCACACCAGCGGAGCGTATGCGGGGAGCGTGGCATGGTGTATGAACCCTGCCAGTCGCGTCTCGTATCATTGCATCGTTTCCAATGTCGGCAAGCGCACCGCGCTGGCAGAGCCGACGATGCGAACATGGCATGCAGGAATTTCAGAATGGAAGGGCAGAAAAAACTGCAATGATTTTTGCGTGGGCGTAGCGTTCGAGGGCGACACCTACACAAACCCGCCAAGCGAAGACGCCTTGATGAGTGCCGCCGAATACCTGGAGCCGATCATGGCCGAGTTTGAAATCCCTGTGAAAAATATCATTCGTCACGCCGATGTTGCGCCGGGGAGAAAAAACGATTGTTCGCTGCAGGCGCTTGATGCCATGCGAATGATCATGGCCCGAATCATCAAATGAAAAAACCGCCCAAAGATCGCGAGAAGGCCATCACGCAAGCGCGTGAGATTCTCGCTGATTTTTTTGATGCAGGCATCTGCGTGATGTCGTGGGAGGAAGGGGGCGAAACTTTTGAAATGCACTTTTCGATCGGCAACCATTATGCCTGTGAGACGCTGGCGCGACGGGCCGAGGAGATTGTTTTTCCAACTGAAGAGGACGATGACGAAGAGGAGGCCGAGGCATGAGCCTGCGACGCGAACAATATTGGGCGCTGAAAAAGACGCACGCATTCCTGCGCGATCTTCTTTTTCCCGACACCCGCCCGAAGAAAGTCAGCGAGCTAAAGGCCCGCGCCCATTCATGCCTTCGGCACTACCCGCATCTCGACGATGACGGCAAACCGATGTTTTCAAAAGACGATTTCGGCCCTGACGAATTACCCAAATGACACCCGTAACCAAATGGAAAAAATGGATGGCCGTGAGTTGCTCGCACGGCGACCAGATCGACCCCGAAGCGCGTGAAGCGGTGCTGAAATTCCGTGAGAGATTCAAGCCTGACACGGTGTTGCATCTCGGCGATTTCATCGATGCCGCTGCCTGCCGAACCGGTGCAATGAATGATCCCAACGCGAAGGATCGGGCGGCAAGCGTGGCTGAAGATTTGGCGGCAGGAGTAGATTTTCTTTGCGAGTTAAAGCCAAACTTTATCCTTTACGGAAATCACGAAGCGCGTTTGTTCAAACTCGCTGGCGGGCCGAATGCGCTGGCAAGCCATGCCGCCAGTCTGGTGATTGACGAGATCGAGCGAGCCGCGAAGAAACTTAAGGCGAAGTTGCTGCCTTACCACATTCGAAGCTATGCGGAAATTGGCGGGACGAAATTCCTTCATGGCTACATGTTCAATGTGCAGGCGATCCGCGATCATGCCGAAGCTTATGGGCGTTGCGTGATCGGCCACCTTCACCGTGTAGGGCAGGAGCGAGCGCGCACGCTTGACGGCGTGAGCGGATACTGCGTTGGGATGCTAGCACGCTTCGATATGGAATATGCCGCGACACGCAGGGCGACTTTGGCCTGGAGTCAGGGATTCGCTTACGGGCATTACACAGACAAACAGATGACAATAAATTTATGCGAACGAACAAAAGAAAACCCGTGGATTCTGCCGCTCTGACGAGTGCGTGGGCGAAAGTTTTTGATAGCATGGCCGTCGATGATCTCGATGCCTATCTGGCCGATGGATGGATGACAACAGAAGGCATCGCCAAAAAAGGCGGCATAGCAATGAACACAGCCAAAAATCAAATGTCACGGATGGCTGAAGCAGGCAAAATCGAGGTGAAAAAAATCCGCGCAATGACAGGAAAAGTCATTAGGGAAATCAACATCTATCGCCCGCAGACCTAGCATTCATGCGGTTCCGCGGACTTGCCGTTGGTGTAAAGAAAAATCTTTCGCTAGAGTGAAAATATTTTTTTCACTTTTTTATTTACATCCGCGCGGGGGATTCTAATTTCTTCACCAAGCAAGCGGGGAACCGCGAGCGAAACAGAAACAGAAACCTAAATAGAAACACAAAATGAAAACACTCAGCAAAAAAACCAGCAACGCAATCTCCAAATACGGCAAAGAATTTTGCATCTGGGCCGCGCAAGAAAATAAAGACGGCAATGGCGCAAACACAATTTCATGGGGCTTTTCCAATCCCGCCTTGAGGGGCAAAACCAGATGC